TGTATAGTTTCATCGGGCAGGCGTTGTCTGTAGGAAAGTTTAGATCACAAGGTGACATTACTGGCGGTGGAAATCTAACGCTAGATAATGGCGCAGGCACTGCCACAATCAAGGCATACAACGCTACCGGCGGAACTTATACGTCACTATCTCCGACGGCTATTACGATAGCAAGCGCAACAGGTAGCACGACTCTCGTAATTTCTGGAGATGGTTCTAATGCTTTAGTGATACCTAATAACTCTATTATTAAAGGAAATACAACATCGCAAACATTATTTTTTGATGAGGCTAAAACAGGATCGTATTCTTATAACAATACGACTGGTCAGTTTACATGGACGCTGAAGGCGGGCGGATACATGGATTTTGCGTCATTTAATTTGTACACAAGAGCGCTATTGCAAGCTGACGGGGGAATTAAACAGGGCCTTGCGACCAAAATGATCGAATCCACTGTAGTTATGAACAACGGTGCCGCCGCCGCTGTTGGAACACTCACCAATGCTCCGGTAGCCGGAAACCCGACTAAGTGGATTCCCATCGTGGATAGCGGAACTACCCGATATATTCCTTGTTGGTGAACCGTGGCTAGACAACGATTCGAACAACAATACTAATTACTAAAAGGATAAATAGTGAGTTCAGCAATTCCAATTGGTAGGGCTACCGTCGGCACTACACAAATTTATAATGGACGACAATCAATCAATGCTGTTATCCTTAATACGGATGGTGTAAATGCAGGACGTTGTGTGCTCTATGACAATAATACTGGTACTGCTTCTGGTAAAATTCTTGCTGATGTGCAGTGTACTGGGGCTGCTCTTAATAACTGGGCTGCATATAATGTTGCTGTATTTGCTGAGATTGGTATCGTTGCGGTGGTAACGGGTACGGGAGCTACAGCCGACATCTATGGCGGGGGTAGGTAATTATGGATCTTACAGGGCTGGGAAGTGTCTTTGACTTTGGATCAAAGATCATTGATAAACTCTGGCCTGATCCTGCTAAAGCAGATGCTGCAAAATTGGAGTTGTTTAAGCTCCAGCAGCAAGGTGAATTTAAGCAGATGGATCAGGTGTTTGAGCTTGCAAAATCTCAAGTAACAGTTAATACAGAAGAAGCAAAAAGTAGTAACTTGTTTGTTTCAGGTTGGAGACCCTCAATTGGGTGGGTATGCAGTTTTGCTCTTACCTACCAATACATTGTACGTCCCCTACTTTCTTGGGGACTTTTGGCATCTGGACATACTGTTCCAGTCATGCCGGGTCTTGACGATAACCTATGGCAATTACTGCTTGGTATGTTGGGTCTTGGTGGACTTCGTACCTTTGAAAAAGTAAAGGGCGTGGCATGAGTTTGACAGAAATGATATTTGCTGCTGTTTCAGGACTTTTTTCAATTATTTTCTTTTTTATTAGGCAGACCATTGTAGATATGAAATCAGATATTCATGAAACCCAACAAGCCGTAAACGACGTAAAACTTAACTATCTTCATAGGGATGATTTTAAGGAATTCAAGATAGAACTCCGCTCAATGTTTGAAGAATTAAAACGCGATCTAAAGGACTTTAAACGTGACCAAGAGAACGGTAGGAGCTAACTTCTTTAAGCATGGTAGTTGGAACAGTATATGTGATGTCTGTGGACAAAAGCATAAAGCTGAAGACATGCGTAAAAGGTGGGATGGGTTGCTAGTCTGTAGGAAAGACTGGGAACCTAGGCATCCTCAAGAACTTATCCGTGTACCTGCTGAGACAGGACAAAACGTTCCTGATCCTAGACCTGATACTGATCCTATCTATGTATCGGTTTCATACCCATTTCTTTATTGGGATGATGTGTATGTACAACAACAGGGCGGGACTTCTTATATGAGTGAATCATGACTATTACAACTAGGTCCGGTAAAGGGAGTCCCCTTACGTTTGCTGAGATGGATGCTAATCTCACTAGTCTTGCACCTATTGCAAGCCCTACATTTACTGGCAATGCAACATTTGCAGCGCCAGTTAGCGGTACTACACTAACGGTCAAGGGCTTGAGTGGTTTTCCCACTACTTACTTCACTACTACGGGCACAGACAATGCTGTTCATGTGGTGAACGGTACTGACATTAACAATGCAAGTTACCTGTCCTTGCGGTCTAACGCTACTGAAACTTTTGTATCCTCGACTAGGGTTGGTACAGGTACCTTTTTGCCATTTAGTATCTACACCAGTTCCACGTCGCGTGTGTCCGTGGGCACCGCGGGCAACGTCACAATCAATGCGCCGAGTAGTGGCACCGCGCTGACGGTCAACGCCGGAACTTTGGGCGGTTCGATAGTTACATCGTCCAACATTGCTTCGCAATTCACCGGCCTGAGCATTACCAACACAAACGCGGCAGGGTATGCGCAGGTGACGCTTACCTCGAATGGGCTCAACAAGCAGTTCCGGGTGGACAACGCGGGCAACTACCAAATCGTCAACAATGCAGGCAGTGTTGTGCTGTACTTCCTCGCTGACAACGGAGCCATTACCACTGCATGCACGGCGGCCGGCGCTACCGCTACTTTCACCGGAAACCAAGCGTCTGCGCTCGTTACTTCCCAAAATACCGGAACAGGCTACGCGGCATTCAGCATGCAGTCTGCGGCAAGCCAACCCTCGTACATGTTTTTTAATACGACTGGCTTCGGTGAGACAGCGCGCCTGCAAGCCGGATCGTCGGGCAGCCTTGATATTTGCACAAACACCGCAGCGGCCGTCAGGCTATCCATCAGCTCTGTCGGTGCAGTCACCATCAATGCGCCGAGTAGTGGTGTCGGTCTCACGGTGGCAGGTGGTGGCGCAAGCATTACCGGAACGACTGCTCTTGATGCGACTTCAACCGTTGGCGGCTTGTCTATCGGCTACCGCAATGTCCCGCAGTCTGCCAATACCACTGCCGCGACTACTGATGTTGGAAAGTGCATCGTGTCCACCGGAAGCAACATCGCCATCCCGAACTCGATCTTCGTTGCGGGTGATGTGGTGACGATCTACAACAACTCAGCAGGAACTGTCACGATTACTGCGGGTATCACCACGATGCGTTTAGCGGGAAGTGTGACGACAGGAAACCGAGCACTTGCAGCGCGTGGTATGGCGTCGGTGTATTTCATAAGCGGCACGGAGTGCGTCGTGTCTGGCGCGGGTGTGTCATGAGCGGCATTCTGTGTGCTTTTGTTGGGAGCGGCAGCAGCTTGTTTACATCTGTCTCACTAACCGGCATCAACGGTCTTGCGTGGAGTGATACGAATAGCGGCCTGACTGACACTGTTTCGCTTGTGATTAACTCGGACGGCACTTTTACAGTCAATTCGACGGTATCAGGCGTACAAGCCTCTGGGAATTGGGGAACGCCTACAAATTCACTAGCTGGAGCCAATTACTGGGTGAGATTCACTCGGACGGCATCAGGTGGCACTGGTGGTTCATCCACTGCAACTACCGCATGGGTGAATCTCGGAAGCAATCAGACTGTTAGCGTTATTGCGAATCCCACCAAGACGCAGACTGCAACTTATACGACGGAAGTGGCGACTGATGCGGCAGGGACAACGATTGTTGCCACTGCTACCGGAACACAACTTAACGCATCAGGGGTTTGATGGATATTCAAGTCGGCATTTCTCCTACACATAAGGCAACCATGAGCAAACTACTTGACATCTTCACGGCACTGTTCCTTGAAATCTTCGGCTGGAGCGCGTTCGTCGTGGCACCCTTCGCCATCCTGTTTGCTTACGAGGAGGGGTACGTGTCCGTGGGCGGCTGGGCGGACGACCCGAGGGCCATCAAGGTAAGACGGGTGACACTACCCCCGTACTTCGAGTGGTACGACGCGCCCGACGACCGCTTGCCGGGCGGCATGTACGAGCCGCAGGTTCTGGGCTGGTATCAAAAGTACGGATGGCGCGTGTGCTCGGTGTTGTGGATGTGGCGCAACCGCATGTTTGGGTTGGCGTGGAAGTTTGGTCGTGAAGCAAAATCGTATTCAGACGTACCTTGGCGCAAGGATTGGACGTTTGGCCCACTACGCGGCATGGTTGGTTGGAAGGTGTATCGAAAGGGCTTGTACAGCACACCGTTATGGGCTGTTCCGGCAATATCAATTCGACTCAATCGAGGACAGACATGAATTTCACCAACGAAGAAGAGCAGTACATGATCACATGGTGACAGCAAGACAAACACAAACTAGGGGCGATCAGTGGCCTGCCTTCTATAAAGGTGTCAGCTATAAAGCTGAAATACGTTATAACTTCTAATTATGAGCCTCGGAACAACTACTACATTTGCTGCAAATGAATCTTCTGTTATCCAATCTGCTCTGCGTAAATTGGGGCAATTGGGTGACTGGGAGACTTTAAATACAACAGATACTCGTTATGTGAATGCACGGTTTGTGCTTAACTCGCGTATCAAATCCCTTATGGCTGAGGGAATGCCTCTCTGGAAGATGACTGATGTTATTGTGGATTGTTCTACTCTTACTACTGGTACTACTACTATTGGGCCTACTGATAGCGGCTCCGTGGTTACTTCTGCTTTGGGCCAACCGCTTAAAATAGAGCGCGTAACCAGAAAAGACACTAACACTAATACTGAAGTAGAAGTTTCGCTCATTCCATATAATCAATATAAACTCTACCCTCAGAAACTCTCGCTTGCAACACCTACTCAACTGGCGTTTATCCCCGGTAGGATTACTTCTTCTATTTATGTGTTTGCCGCTCCCGACACTTATTGGCAAACCTATGGGCAATTAAGCCTTCGAGTACAAGTGCCTTACACAGATATGACAGGAGTAAACGATGATATTGATTTTCCTTCTTACTGGCATGAAGCTGTTGTTTATCAGCTTGCTGTTGCTCTTGCTCCTGAGTATGGTCTTGCTCCCAATGATCGTCAGACCCTCAGACTTGAGGCAGAACAACTTAAACAAACTGCACTAGGTTTTGGTGGCGAGGACACCTCAGTATTCTTTCAACCAGATCGCCGCTGGAGGCGCTAATGGCATACACGAAAACTCCAGACTTTAATACGCATCAGATTAAACGTATACCAATTCAAGCATCACCATACCCTACCGCATCTTTGGGTCAATATAGTTATCCAAACAATTCACCCAGATATTTTAATTGTTTTCCAACAACTACTAAACAATTTAATGGCAATCCAAAAATATCTGTTCAGCCAATTCCTCCAGAGTGTTATCCAAATGTAATACTTTCTAATTATTATTATTATTTTACTACTGCCCCCTATAGAGGAAATGTACAAGGTAATACAGGGCTTGCTAAGGTTTTTGGTAATCAATTTTGGACTGGCCCCCAAGGAACTACAACTTCCTTAACTGGAGCTATTACTGATACATATCCTATATATAGTGATACTCTTGTCTTTGGTACGACAGTTACCCGATTTTTTATTTCTACTCCTGATAGTGGGCCTACAGTTTCAACCCTTTATTATTCAACAAATGAATGGAATACAGTTAACAGCGTGGTCCTTCCTTTTGTTGCGTTCGGGGCACCTGTCGTTATTGATGGGTATGTGTTTGTAATTGGTAAAGTAACGGGTGGATCTGTTTATACTTCTAGCCAACGAATTTTTAATTGTGCTTTAGGTGATATTACTTCTTGGCCCGCTACAAGTTATATTGATGCAGAACAGTTCTCAGATGGACTTATTTCATTAGGAAAAATAAAGAATTATTTAGTTGCTTTTGGTAATGAATCCATTGAATTTTTTTACGATGCAGCAACAGAATTAGGTTCTCCTTTGCAGCGACAAGAATCTTATGCTTCTCATGTAGGACTCTATAATTATTATAATACCTTTAATACCAGTATTATTTGGGGGCCGTCAGGAGAGCTATCTCATTTTTGCTCTATCGGGGAAAAAATTTATTTCATTGGAATAGAATATAAAACAAAGGCGGTTGGTTTATACTGCATAGATAATATGCAAGTTTCTAAAGTAGGGGGTACTTGGTTACAAGCTTTAATCCAATCAAAGATTGGAAGTGCTTCTACGTTATACCCAGTGTCTTTTAATGGAACTGCGGGAATTCTATTTAAGTCAGATATTGCCGTAAGCACAGGAACATATTTTATTGTTCCTGATGAAGACTATGTTTTTTGTGAGCTTTCTACATTAAATACTTTAGTTGGTTATGGCCCTACTACTTCATCATCTTCTTCTGGGGGGTTATTGACCTCTGCTTCTGCTATATATAATGATGGAACGCGATGGGTAATTATTTACTTTGCTTCTTCTGCGTTGTTATCGTTAGAAAATGGATATAACCCAGTAACAAGAACTTCTTATTATTTCACTGATCTTCTTGACCATGATTCACAAAATCCAAAACACATCAAATGGCTAGATGTCATTGGTGATTTTAATGCTCAGTCTGGTAGTATCCCAACAATTGCTGTTGCATATAACACGGCTGATAATATGTTGAATTTTACAAACACTACGACATTAACCCCAGTGGACAGTTATCCCACACGATTTAGGAATTTTGGTAGTGCACGTAAACATTCTTTTAAAATTACAATTACAGGTGCATACACTAACTGGCGGTTAGATGGACTTGAGATTGCCTATAACATTGGACAATATTAATGAAGCTTCTTTGGCAAGATGATCCGCTATACCTGAAAAATCAGTTGAATTCCTTTTTTAGTTCAGGAACATATACGCCAGTGATTACTGGAATGACCGTTTCAACAGGTACCCTTGCTACTGTAAATGTTATTGGTTATTGGCAGCGTGTTGGAACATTTTGTATGGTATCGTTTGATATTTACTCTAGTATTGGTCAGAATATACAGCTTGGAGCTAATTGGACAGCTTCTTTGCCCTTAAGTATTAAACGAACATCCTCCATAAAAACCAATCAAACAGAGGGTAGACAACTCTCTCCCTTTACAGAAGCATTTGGATCTATTGGAAGGGCTACTCAAAGTACAACACAAGATTATATTCTTTTTCCTACAGGATTAGCTGGAAGATCCATTTACACAGTTAGTGGTCTCTACTTGGTACAATAATGGTTAATACCCCTCAGGGCAATGGTTTAGCAGGTATAATGACTCCCTCAGTAGATCCTATGAGGCATATTATGTCAGCAACCCGCCCGGCTGCTGTGAATCCTGTTACTGATACAACATACAATCCATATGCTGATAAATGGGCATATACGGATACTGGTGCGAAAAATACAGGATATCTTCCTAAAATCCGAGCAGCAGATATTGTAAATGGGCAGTTTGCTGGTGGAGATCAGTACGGACAGTTCTCGTATAATAATATGGCTGGGCATAGAGACAATTATCAATCTCATATGAATCCAGATGGTACATTTACGTTGGGGGTAAAAACAGATGGAAAAAATCGGCTTGATACCACCTATGTCAAACAAGGAGATTACTATGTTCCTCAAACCCAGAAAAATCAGTATTGGGATACAGGATCGGGTGGTTTCCTTAAAAATACCCTGAAAGATGTAGCACCTATTGCTTCTCTTGCTGCTATGGCAATTCCGGGTATGCAACCCTTTGCTTTGGGGTTAAATGCTTTGAATGCTGGCGTAAACAAAAACTACCTTGGAGCATTGTCAAGCGCACTTCCCCTTGTAGGACAATTAGGGAATTTAGGATCAACTTTTAGTACGGTTGCTAATGGAATGAATACTGCTAACCAAGGTCTAGGTGCTGTAAAAAGTTTCCAAAATGGAGATGTGCTTGGTGGGTTGGGTGGGCTAGCTGGAGCCGCAAGTGGTGTTTCAGGTATGACAGGAAATAAGGATCTTGCAGGCTTGATGAAACAATTGTCGCAGGGTTCAGGAGTAGCTAATAATCTCCAGCGTGGTAATGTACTTGGTGCTCTTGGTGGTGCCGCAGGTATGGCAGGCTATGGGGATGTCCAAAGGGGTCTAGGACTTGCTGGGACGGTTCAAAAGATGATGGATGGTGGAAACAGTCAGCCCAATAGATCCGCAGCACCTACGGGCCCCTCTCCACAACAAGCACGGCAGATATACGCACAAATTCAACAAAAGCTTCAGAGTATGCCGGGACAGCCGGTTCCTCCTCAGGTACAACAAATGATGAAGAAACTACAACAGGTAATGGGTGGCGGTAATGGCTGATGATACTGGTGGCGAGGTCACTGTTCCTAATCTCGATGAGTACCTTACTCCTAATCCTAACCTAGATAAATTTAATAACCCTGACTATGGTTTGGGGGAAGACCCGTATGGGGGAATTAATTTTAATAATTCAAATTTTGATTCTACCTCTTATGTAGATAAGCTATTTAAAGATATCCAAGGATACGATCCTACTGGAGGAGGTGCATACTCATCTACCTCTCCAAGCATTACTCAAGATCCTAATCTAGTTGATTATGGTGGAGCACCTGTAGACACTACTGGTGGTGGTTCTTATTCTCCTGCTAATGGCAGTGGAGATACTTCTGGGGGAGCCCCTTCTGGTAGTGGTGGTGGTGGACTAGATGGGATAATCAAGGCTCTTAAAAATCTAGCATCTAAAGGGCAGCCCGGTCCCGGCGGTACTACTGCTCCTTCTGGTCTTGAAAATATTCTAAACATGTTAGCTAGTTATAAAACTAATAATGGTGCATACAATGATTATAAATCTTTGATGGATCAAATGCGGGACCCCAACTTGCAGGCTAATCGTAATCTCCTCGCTAAATCTTATTCAGATCCTTCGTCATGGCTTAATGGTGCTGAAGGTAAAGCACTGGCTGATGTGGTTTCTAATAAGTACGATCGTCTGGCCGCCCAAGGAGGACTTAATGCTAATCCTCTTAGCCGTTCAAAACAGCTTCAAGACGCTATGATGCTTGGACTTAATAACTATCGCAGTGGTTTGAATTCTGCTATCCAGACATCCTATTCTCCGCTATCGTATGCTGGTAATACTGTAGATAGCTTGCGCAAAACTGATCCCCTTACTTCTATTGTAGGTGGTCTAGGATCTAGTACATCTAGTGGAAATGGCAATACTCTAGGCGACATTTTGAATATTGGTAAGAGTATCTACGGATCTTTTTCTAATGGCGGGGGTCAATAATGCCTATGCCTTCTCTTCAAGATGCCATCTCATTGTATGGCCCCACAGGACTGTCTACTGGTATCTTTAATCAACAAGTTGCTCAAGGTGGTCAGCAGTTTGATCAAGATCAAGCAATAAAACTACAAGAACTTATTAAGCAGCAACTTGACAATCAAATCACTCAGGGATCAATGCCGGATAAGATTGCTCATCAAGGTGCAGTTAATGCACAACTTTTAGGACAAGCTAGTTCGATGGAGGCTAGTGCACAGGCTACTAAGAATGAGAATAGTCAGTTTCCATTGAAGCATGAAGATTATTTGAAAGCTCGTAAAGATGCAGACTATAAAAGAATTGCTGAACGCCTTCGTATAGGAGGCTCTATTGATGGTCTTTCTCCTGAAATATGGTTAGATGATCAACAAACACAAAGTGGTCTTCCTCCTAAGTTCTCTCAAGCTATTGTAGATACGTGGCGTACCAAACACCCGGACATGAAGTTTAGTGATTATTTGAATGAGTCTGCTAAAACCTATATGATGTCTGGAGAAAAGCTTGGTGCTGCTCTCATTGGAGAACGTAAGGCTATTACAACTACAGGAATGAACAATAGAACACATCTTGAAGGTATTGCACAAACAAATGCAATGAAGATGGCTATTGCTGATTTGAAACTCACTCCTGAAGCTCAACTGGCTATTGCAAATAACCCTGCTGCTCTGGCAAAAGCATATGATGGTCTTGCTAGTAAGGAAACTCCGGGGACCTCAGCTTACTTTACCTTGGTGGGTAAAAAGACTTATTGGGAAGGTCTTGCTTCAACTAATGCGGATGCTAATAATACCCGTGCTCAAGGTATCGTGGACATTTCTGGTGCTACTGAAGGAGCGATTCCGTCAGCGAAGCCTCCAGCACGTGCGGCGTCACCTCTGCCGGTGGATAGATCTCAAGCTGCTCCTGCCAAACCAGCAGCACCTTCGCAAGTACAAAACAATCCTACTGTAGCCCCTAGCAATCAACAACCAATGAATAAGCCGGGGCAAGTGACACTTACATCTGAACAACAGAAAAAAATTGATTCCTATACAGAAAACGATCGCGCTGCTGCAATAAAATGGGCTAATGAAAATCCATCTAAACCAGAAGCCGCCGCAATTAAAGATCATTTTGGTGTTAAATAATGTCTTTTGACCCTTCTGATTTTTCAGAAAAAACTGGTGGTTTCAATCCATCGGATTTTAGTTCTCCTACTGGATTTAATCCTTCAGATTTTTCTTCCCTAAATAAAGCTTCTACGGGAGAGGCTATCTCAGATACATGGCATAACGCTAACGCTTCTTTGGCTAGAGGAACGTCGGGACTTCTGTATGGTTTAGGTAATGCTGTTATGCCAAATCAGGAAGTAATGGATGCAGATGGTACTAAGCACCTTAGAGGTTATTTTGATTCTTCTTTAGATTCTGCCGAACAATTTGCTAAAGAACAAGAGGCAAAAACTTCAGGCAAGATAACTACTGGATTTAATCGAGTATTTTCTGCTCCCGCTGGCCTTATTCAAGGCATTGTTGGATCTGGTGGTGGTAATGCCGTCAATACAATGCACAATGCTTTGGATCAGGGGGTTTCATATCCTGAAGCTATTGGACATGGAGTTATTCAACAGGGTGTAGATACTGTTGGTATGGGACTTCCCTTGGGTGGTTCCACTCTTGGTACTACTGTTGCTAAACAGGTAGTTGCTATGCCCGCTATCGGTACAGCCAGCGATGTAGCCCATACATTGCTTACTTCTAACCCAGAACTTCTTAAGGAGTATCAACCGTGGGATCTGGAGAAACGGGGTGTTGAAGCACTTACGGGAGGCTTTCTCGCCGCTGGTATGCACGGAGTTGGAAAAGTATTTCCCTCTAAGGAAGGAACTTCCGATCCTAACGAGTCTATCAAAAACAAACTGGACACTCTTGATCAAAAACCAATTGATACTACTTTGATTGATGATGCGGGGCTTCAATCTCAAACAGATCGTCCCCACTCACAATCAATTCCTCCTGAAACAGTTCACGTACCCGAATCTGAAAAACTCCCTCTTCGAGAGGACATGGGCATTCAGAATGATACTAATCCTTTGGACCATTCTGCCCGTAAGAATATCGCAGATCGTTTGATGGATGCGTTTGCTAATGGGCATATTCCAGATCATCTTGAAGGACATGCTATCGAAGTGCTCGATGCTCTTGCTAACAAAGATATTACAGGACGGCAAGCGTATAAGATGATGGACCCTTTCTATAATACAGAAAGTAATGGTCTTCCTATTGATTATAACCTTCGTGGTCGCCAACTAGAGAACCCTGATATCCCTCCAGCAGGCAAAGCAGGAGAGACTACTATCCCAAATAAAAAGGGAGGAGAAGAACTGTCTCTCGTTCCTATGGACAAGTCGCGTGCCGAGATTATTGCTAATGTCAAAGAACATGCTGACGCTCTTAAAGAACAGATTGCTCAGTGGGAAGGCGAGGGTGGTACTTCTGTTGACCCATCTCTCAGGACCAAAGCAGGTAGTATAGACCATCTGAATGATTGGGAAATAGCCAAGAGTAATAAAAATAATTGGGCTATGCAGGCTATGGATGCTCGTGGCCGTCCTAAGTATTTTGATCATAACACAGGTGAATTCCGCTGGGCTTTATTTTTAGAAGATGCCAAAAAGAACGCCAAGACTGCCATTGAAAAGGCTATTTTTGGACTTGTGCAGGATATTTTAAAGAGCACACAGCAGAGCATTAAAGCTGAATTCCGTATGACAAAAGAAGTAGATTCGTCAGGAAATCGTGTACCTGAATGGCAGGTAAGGTATCAAAAAAGAGATGGTTCTACTGGATTAGCTGTAGGTCATTATAAATATGATGCTAGCAAAAGGCATTCCATCGTTCTTGGTGGTGATGCTCTTCGTGATCCTCTAACAATTGCTCACGAATTTCTTCATGCAGCTACAGTCAATTGGATTTATTCAGCCCAAGCACACAATACTCCTAACTATCGCAATCTACAAAAGCTATATGATCATGTTACAAAATACATGCTCTCTAATGGCATGGATGCTTATGGTCTTACTAACGTAAAAGAATTTGTAGCTGAACTAACCAATCCTACGTTTCAAAGAACCCTCCGTGATATTCCTATGACGGGGTTTAAACTAGAGGTTTCCTCTCGTCCTACAATGAAGGACGCACTTAAACAAGCCTTTTCAATCTTAAAAGATATTTTTGTAAAAACAGATACAACTGGTATTGGTATCAAAGGAACAGCTTTTGAAATGGCTTTGGATCTGACTGGAGACGCGGTAGCAGAATATTCAGCCAAACGCCAGCTTATAGATGATTTTGCTTATACTTTAACAGATCACGATCTACATGATTTGTCTGATAAGCAAATACTTACTAGGAAAGCCTTAAATGCTGTAAAACGGGTTTCTGGAGTCGGTGATCCTATGCTAGGAAAACTACGCCCAGAGCCTACTCCTGAAGAACGTATTAGTGGGCCGTTGGCTGAGGTTTTCAGGAATGAGTTTGTTTCTCCAGACGAACCGGTTCAAGCAGTTACAGAGCGTGTCCTTGCTGAAGGAGCTAAGGAAGGGCCCAAGTATCCTCTTTTGCAGTCGGGGATTCTTTCTACTGCTGCGAAATACAAGAGTGAACTTCTTACTGGGATTGGACGTTGGTTTCAGAACGCACAAAAACGTTCTACAAACGATCTAAAGACTTATGTGCAACCCCTTGAAGTTGCTTTTAATAAACTGGTACATCAAAACCTCCATGTAGAGGCAGCAGCCATTCTCCAACGAGAGCGTGCCAACCAGCGTAGATACACGCCAGAAGAACTCACCCAAGCTGGCTTTGATCCTAAGGTTATAGATGCTCTTACTAAGTTCAGGGAATACTCTGATAAACTTCTTGAGAATGTCAACAAACAACGTGTTAAGCAGGGTATGAAACCTATCACAGGAGAAGATGCTTATTCTGCTGCTCGTTGGTCAGGTTCTTTCCGTATTCCTGTATATTTTAAGGGTCAGGGGATGAATGAAGCTCCTGTCTGGTATATTGCAGAGCACAGCAAGAAAGCGGCTGATGGTGCACTTGAACATCTTAAATCTTCTATTGATCCTTATAAAACAAAGATAGACCTTGATAGATCTGTTTTGGATACGAAAGCCGGCAAGTTTGGTAATAATCAACTTGAAGCCTATGACATTATTATGAAGCTTTTGGGGGAACACAACCCCATTGTAGCTGAAATGAAGGCTGTCATGGACAAGTTTCAAGAAGACCGTGCTCAGAATATGCAGAACTTCAACAAGCATTTTGAGAAACGGGCTGGTACTCGTGGTTTTGAAGGTGATCGCCCTTGGATTGATCCTAAACAGGATGCAAAGGATTTCTTGTATCAACAACTCGCGTACTTGAAGAGCGGGACTGAGTGGCACTATACACAAGATGCTGCTTCAAAGGCTACAGAACTTCTCACCCATCCGGATATTCGCAAGAATCAACCTGAGAATGTCAATTATGCTACCCTCTATGCTAAAGAGAAATTAGGCTTTGGTAATAGTGAACTCATGCGTAATATTGAAAATGCTATTCAACAAGCTTTGGGTTACGATAAAAGAGTATTCACCAGTGCTAACTCTGGGCTAAAGAACATGTTTTATCACTGGACCTTTGGTATGGGTAACATCCCGTTTATGGCCCTTCAGTTGGCTCAGACTGCTTTTGCTTTGCCTATGGGACATGAGATTACAAAGGGAATGAAAATGGAGACTATGGCAGCATCGGCTATAGATGCTCCTAGTATTCTGTTGAATTGGGCCAACTCTCCCCTTAAGCCTAAAATGTCAGATCATCAGATAGAAATGATGAATTACATTATTTCTAACCACATTGCCGATAATACGGTTAGGTCTGACGTAACCTCTCTAGGTAAGGGAGAACTTATCCAAGGTGCTGAACAACTCAGTAACATCTCAATGGTCATGGGAGATTACCTTGGACGTACCTTTACTTTTGTAACCTTTGCTAACGCTCTTATTGCGAAGGGTGTACCCAAGGCTGAAGCGTTCAAGCTGGCGGAAGAAAGAACTGCCGTAACTTTTACTGATATGCGTTCTGGTGAAAAGCCAATGATTTTCTCTAAGATGGGCGTTGCAGGGGATTTGGTTAGCCCCTTGAAGTCTTTTACGTTTAGTTATCTTAATCAGTTCCATATGGTAGCTAAACAAGCAAAGGAAGGAAACCCTGTCCCCCTCATGAAGTTCCTCGGAGTGCAAATGGCTCTTTCTGGCGCTGCCGGACTTCCGTTCATTGAGGACATTGACAAGACGTATGCTTTTCTGATAGATATAGCTAATTGGGGTGCTGCATCCCATGTACCTACGTGGATGTATAACCTCTCTCCAAAAAGATTCCTATTAGAAAATCTTCCTGCTTTCCTTAACACGGGAGTTATTTCTTCTACTACTGGAGTTGACTTTGGTACGCGAGTTTCGGCGCCATCTGTAGGTTCTAGTGCTACTGCTCTCGTACCCCAGATCGGCATTGAAATGGCTGAATGGGCATCAGCAGGGAAAATCTTCTTGCGCCCTGATATGCAGACAGCACAGGAAGCTTTGTATTCTCTTTCTCCACGTACTGCTCAAAATGTAGAACACATGGTCCTTCCAGCATTTAAAGGTCAAAAGGAAAATATGTTTTTGAATCCCCATGATCCATCTAGGGGTGAGATTCATCGTACACCAGATGAGCAGAATACAAAAATGCTTGGGTTTGAGTCTCTAGCCGTAGCCAAGAAGAAAGAAACCCTCTTCCAAGAGAGTCGTATTTCTAACTGGAGAAATGAAAAGGCTGATGCACTCAAGAGAGATGATCTTCCTCATTATCTGCATACCCAAGATAAAGACAATATCAAGGGCACAGTAAAGGAAATCTATAAGTTGGGGGGATCTATCTCAGGAGAGGAACTCGTAAAGATTGTAATGTCACGAGAACTGGAACCAGAGACTCTCCTTAAATTGAAGATACGTAGTGGAAAAATCACTGATATCTATCAAGTACAAAGAGCTATTGAAGCCTTGGAAAAGTACAAGGAACATTACCAATGAAAAAGCCCCCAATCCGCGAGGAAAGGGGGCTTCTGTTTTTACTAAGGTTCACCGACTATGATTGTTAAGCCAACTGAGTTGTGGGTTCTTGGTCGTCCTGTACGGATAGTATACGACGCTTCAATGAAGGACTACGGAGAATGCGACTACGATACTCGCGTACTGAAGATTCGAGCAGGTCTAGACCACTCAGAAGATCGAGACACCACACTTCATGAATTAATGCATATGCTGGATCATCTAGGAGACACTGGGATGAAAGAACGTCAAGTTCGAGTCTTAGCGACGCTACTCTACGCCACGCTCGTTGATAATCCGACACTAATTGAGTGGCTGATGGATCAGGGTAGTTCGCAAACTCCGGCGACACAGGCAAGTTCTCTGTAAGATTCAACATTATCCTCCTGCTCTAGGAACTCTTCCCATTTAATAGTGGGGAAAGCTTCTAGGGCTTTTTTGTATTCGTCTTCTGTAATTTCTTGGTACGGGGCCTGTCTATAACTGTGATCACTATGGGGAAGGAAGCTCACTCCCCCGATTTGATCAAAGTGTTTATATACCCAAGCGCCCACTTCCAGCCATTCATGCTCACGAACATAAATAGTAACGCTGACGTTATGTTCACACCAATAAAAAGAATAGAGAAGATAGTGTTCAAGTTGTTCGAGAGCAGTCCTATCGTTCCTGCAAATAGCACCAGTAGGAGAAGCAGTAGGGAAACTAAATACCCAATTACTAGGCTTGGTAACATCAATTTCATGTGGTACTCCCTGTGAAATTAGAAACGAACTAAGGGGGTCTTTATTGTCTGCTCGTACAGTTCGCGTATAGAAACTACTATATCTAGGATGAATGCCACTAGCAGAATCCACCAACTGACTGACAGTACCACTTGGTTTAACAGTAGTGATAGCAGTAGAAGGGTTAATACCAAGTTTCTCAGCCCAAGCCACATTTGTATTGATTGCATGTTGCTTGAGTTCCTCTAGTGTACTTCCAATATCTTTACTTGTATGTGAAAGATCCTCATGATCCATAATCCCCGTAAGACTTACGCCAAGAAGGCGCTCTTCTTCGGCATTTCGTTTCCACACATTTCGGAGGTATCGGAAGTTTGTAAGTGTAGATTGAAAAGTTCCGAGGATAGCTGCAAGTTCAACTTTTCGTTTAAGCTGGTCAAACGTGTCTTCAGATCGGACAACGCATTCTGAAAGATTGCAGCATTGTGCTGATCTGAGAATGATTTCAGCGCAGGGGTTTGTTCCGAAATCAAAGTTAGCATCTCTACGTCCGCTTGACTCTGCTTTACGCTTTGCTGCAACTCGATTAAAAATTCCTCGTTCACCAGATTTACTATCATATAGACTCTGCCATTCTTTCATGAAGATACCGATATCTGGCTTCTCTGTGTAAGCTACAGAGTTGTTAGCCAAAGCTCGTTGTACATTGTGTTCCCACCAGCTACCAGACTTTGCTACGCGAATACGCTCATCAGTAAGGTTGCTAAGACTAATGAGAGCACTCCTGCGCACACCACCCACAACAACAATGTCGGCAACTTTGCATACCAAGTCGTGACACTCGATACTGGAAAGCTTTCGTCCTGCCGCGTTTCTAAACAAGTTAACCGCAAATCGGAAGAGATCGACAAGAGGTTCTGGGCCACTTGCTCTACCTCCAAAAGTTTTAAGTTTAGCTCCTGCTGGCCGTACTTTGGAGACATCCCACGCTGGCACAACCCCGCGATAAAGTAGACTGATGAGTTCACGGAAGCCTGTAGCCCAACCAATCTTTGAGTCTCGGACGATAATTGTCGTGTCAGAGGGATGGAACTCTTCAGCGATTTCAGGGAGTTTTGCGATATGTTGCCGTTCAACCGAGAATCCAACCCCGGTTCCGCAGCAAAGAACGTAAAGAATTTCATCAAAAGCCCTAACATCATCAATAGCTATATAAGTACAATTATAACCTGCCATATGGTCACGTTCTAGTGCTACGCCAGCAGTCATCAGACTCCGCATAGATGGCATAATATCCATATTCACAATACCCTGATACAGTTCCTCATACGGAAAGGTCTCAGGGTATTTTTGTTTCCAGAAGTCACAGTATCGTTTTACTGTTTCTTCCCACGTTTCTCTCCTACCTAGCTCGGGAATGTACCGAGCGTACCTTGATAGGTGAACGTAACGTTGCAGAGCATTCATTAATTTCCTTTTCAGCTTCTTTTTGTATAATCTCTTCTACTCGATGTTTCTTTGTATAAGAATGTTTAAATTCAATCTTCGTCGTCAGAGTCTTGTAGTTGAATTCGGAGTTCATCTTCTTTAAGTTCAATCACATCACGAAAACGATCTGTAATATCTTCTGTGGTGAGACCCAATATCTCCATAATCTGAGTCTCATCAAACATATTTAGTTTTTCAATCAGTTCGTTTAGAGTTAACATCAATATACTTCTCAAGGAAATGGAGTGCTTTTTTCAAGTCTTCTACGCCGCTCTTGTCACGCCAACGTGTTACATACTTGACAATACTACCTTGGAAGAAATCCAGTTCATTAGCAACTGCGTAGTCCCAAGGTTCGATCTTACATTTTTTGTAGTGTATGCCACCTATTTGTTTAGTAGCAGTTCCTTTGTCCCAATTAATACACCACTGGGAGTTGGCAATACGCCACTCCTCGGGGGTACAGTCATCAATAGAACTCATACATTTGCTCAAAGTCAATCAAATCTTGTAAAGCAAATTGTGCGTCTTCGTGTTCAATAAACATGATCAAAGCTGAAAGGCCAGCCGACTCATCAACATCCATGCGTTTGCTCCTGCAAGTGCGCCATACCAAAAGAAATAGTGTGTAATAGTACCGGGATATCCCTTTTCATCTTCTTCTGTGTCATGTACCCACACAGTCAAAGCGATTTGTGCAAATACAAGTGTATTAATAAGATAGATCATAGAGTAGTGCTTCGATCCGCCGGTTTCGGGGCTTCGCTGGAACCAGTCTTGAACCATGTCCCACAGTCGTTGCAGCGGAGCCGAGAATAAACACCTGCTTGGGTGTAATACGAACCCCTACGCTGATAGCTAGTAGAACCACAGTTAGTGCAGCAAACGCCTGACGTAGCGTAGAGAGAATGATTAGCATGACCTTTAATCCAAGGAAGGAGTTTGTAGTACAACTTTTCTAGGAGTAGTACATCCTGCCGATTGTAAGTTTCCATTTCCTTCCAAGCCTGATCCTCGCCCGCCATACATTCAGTCCATAGCGCCATTCCTTTGTGCCTAACCTTGCTGCCAAGGCCGAGGGCTTGTGCGATATAATCCAACTTATTCGATGGGAAACGAAACTGACTTCTAGCTGTCCGAAGAAGGTCAATTTGCTTATACGGCGCTGGAGGGGTGAAACCATGTAAAATGAATTCTTTGTTAAGAGTTGGCATGTCGAACTTCGTACCATTGTAATGAACGACGGCGTCAGCTTGATCCACGAGGTCATAGATTTCCTTAATCATTTTCTTGGGGTTACTATGATGCAGGCTGTTGAAGTGCATCTCTTTCTCACCTAACCATTTAGCTGCCCAACAAAGAGTATAGCCCGGTTTTACAATATTGTCAATACCTACATTTTGTTGCCATAGTCCCCACACATAAACTTCGTTGGGCGCTGTCTCCAAATCAAGGAGGAGAATCTTCAATTCATTGCATCACGATCTGGGGAGATAGTGTTATCATCACCATAGACAATGGGAAGAGCCCCCGCATTCATAAGGATGTTAAGACCCACTTCAATAACTACATCAAGTTCACGGCCCTCAAGACGGCCTGTAAACTCTACTGTCTTTCCATTAAGCTCAATTACTTTGTTGATTTGCACTCTTTGATCCATTCATCAGGTATTACCTTGTCTGCATACTTAAAGCCATTCTTCACTGCCCAATCACCATAGGTGGTCTTGGAGGATTTAGTAAGCGTTGTTTTTGAGTTAGAGAATACGAGGCGGATGTCATATTCAGGATGCTGTTCTTTTACTAGGAGCATCTTCTTACGATCATCGGGGAGAAACCTACCCTTAGTTTCTACGATCATTTTACCGAGGTCAAAGTCCGGTGTATATGTATGCTCTTTCTCAGGCACTACATATTTGATCTTGAGTTTCTCATACTCATATTTAATCTTGTGGTTATCTAGGAACTCAGAGAGGATGTGCTCTAGTCCTGAGCGGTAGCCGTGCTTAATGGCTCTAGCCCGTATAGATGGTTTACGTCGTGCCATTCTTCTCGACTGCATAAAAGATGGAGGAGTACCATGTTTTTGGTAAATCTATCATCATCATTATAGATTTCTCGTACTTTGTCATAGAACTCTTCTGAATCAAGTCCTTCCAATGCTCGGTAAGCCTTAACCTGTCCAAGTCCGTCAACTCCACGGATATTGTCAGCGGTATCTCCGATAAGCATTGAAGCCCAAAAGTGTTTTGCTGCCTGATAAATATCGATGGTGAAATGCTCAAGTTTAACGAAGTTATAGTGATCTCCGGGTATTTGTTTCAAGTCTTTGTCAATACTACATATTACAAATTTCCCGGGTCCAAGTTCTGTGGCCCGCATTGACAAAGCATCATCAGTTTCGTAACCTCCACAGACCTTAGCTTGCCATTCTTCAATAAGAAACTCCCGTACTGGCTCAAGCCATTGTGGTTTTTCACTTTTACGATTAGCCTTGTATTCGGGGTCAATTTGCTTTCTAAAGTTCTCAGAGCCTCCCAGATACATTTCGTACTCTGAAGAATCAACATCCGTGAGGATTCTCCAGCAGAGTTCGTCTGCACGTTGGATAGCAGTGTCCAAGGGTTCGAGGAAGGGTTTGGACTTGGTGGGGTTGCAGGAAGCGGCGGAACGGTAGCCAATTATATCTCCATCAAGGAGGGCTATTCTTTGCATACAGGGCTGTCTTGAGGTTTATAATCCTCATAGGGATCTTCTTCCTTGAAATAGGGATCTTTAAGAACAACATCAGGTTTCTTTGTAGAACCAAAGATAATGTCCCATCCCTTATCAAACTGAAGCTTGTCTGTAGGACGTTGTTTAGAACCTTTGCTCATAGGTATCCTTTATTGGGCACTAAGGGTTGGAATCGAACCAACTACAGTCTGGCTTGTCACCTACCCGAACCATTTGGGTTCCTTAGCATACTTCAATTAACCCTTACGAATTTCAAATCCGAAAGCAGAGATAGGTGGATTGCTTTCAGGGAATACAATACCTTCAAACTGGTTACGAATGATGTAGCGTGCCATGCGGCGAGCTACTTCGTATTCATAGAACTTCTGTTTCGTAACCAAACGATTATTACGATAAATGTTATACATTAGTAAGGAATATCGTTAGAAAGATTCTCAATGGTAGGCTGCTCGATTCCAAGAACATATTCTTCAAACTTTCGTGCAATTTCAATCACACTATCAGCAGTAGGAGTACCATGATCCTTAGTCAAGTTGACTGCGCTTGCAATACTAGACTGCCTGATGATGTAAAGTTGTACAGCAGCGCGTTCTTCTGGCGTTTGGTAAGTGCTTTTGGTTGTAACCGAGCTAGTAGGCTTGCTAGAACTAGCCGCTCCACTAACCGTTCCGTCCTGTCGTGCGATCCCAACCCAGTTCCAATACTGTCCAGTAGCATCTTTTTCCCGTTCAATTGAAAATGTATCACCTTTATTTGCATCACCGACTGTCTTGTAAAGATCCTTATCGGTTGCAAAGTCCACCAACTTCTTTGATTCTACCTTATCTTGAAATGTGTGGTTCTTGTAGGTTACGTTCAATACTTCGTACGTACCCGGCCCCTTCTTCTTCTGAATAACTTCTCGGTCTACTGCAATAATACTGATGTTCATATCAGACAATATACTTCTCCATCTCGGAAAGATTCTTACCTATCTTGACTTCACCGGGGAAGGGACAGGGTAGTTTTTGTTTAAACAACTTATTAAAATTCAAAGGTAGATCATTAAAAACATCTACCATAGTTTGTGCTACTACGGGAACTTCACTGTCGGGACAATCCCAGACGATACTATCGTGAACAGTTGAGACTGGGAGGGCCATTGTTCCTTTGGCAGACAGGCGGTTGCGAAGAGATACCCGTGCAATTGCAACAAGGTCTGCCCCAGTTCCTTGAACGGGATAGTTGGTGAATGTACTCCACTTGAGCTTACCTTTATCGTCAGGTAGAATAAGCCACTCTCTCCCGGTTGGACCTTGAATTGGCTGCCGGGAAGCACTGAGTTGAGCAAGGCTCGTATGCCATCTGTCAAGTCCCGAATACTTATTGTAGAATTTACAATTTATATCATCCCAGAAGTCAGGAGATGAAGATACATGACTAAAGCTAGGGTCATGAGCAAAGGCATAACCACTTCCCCTGAAAATTGTTCGAAAGAGATAAATCTTTGAAATAAGTCTTGAAGGAAGATTGAAAGCTTCCTGATTGAGGCTGTGAGTGTCGGCACCACTGTTAATCTCCCTGAGAGCCACTTCGTCATTACTTAGCCATGCTGCACAGCGCCATTCCAACTGCGCTGCATCAACGGCTACCAGCAAGAAGAACCCCTTTTGTTTTTTTAGAATCTATGTGCCAAATAATAGCGTCAAGAAGTTGATCATACACCTCAGGAAAGTATTTTTCAATGTCTCCAATTACTTTAGGAGCATTATTATAACATATCTTACCGAAGTCTGTCAAGGCGTGAAAATAAGATGCCTCTTCATTAGCTCTAGTATCGTGATACAAATAACTTTTGGATGTCATCTGGAATATTCTGAAGGTTTGGTTTGCTGCTTGATAGCCTACCTGTCTGTGCTACGCACTGATTGAACTGTCCGTAGATGTATTCATAACCCGCATTCATTTCATCCTGTCTAGCAGGAAGCCCTTCATAGTAGGTTCCACGAAGTTTCGCTAGCTTCCTTGATTCTAGGATTAGCTCTAGGACGGGATGAGAGGGCAGTTTAAGCAACGTATCCTCTGATGTACTATACAACCCACCCTTAGCCATCTCTGTGCCCTTCAAGGGCTTTATAAGCCTTGGCAGGACAAACTCATTTACTTCAATCTTGTATCGGGTTGCTCCGATTTTCCAACCTGTTTTATAAATCCCAACGGGGACATGAACGTCATCAGTAATCGTCCCACCATAAAGAAGGGCAGACAGATGATCGTTACTATTAGGGTTAAAATTAGGGACACTGTGAAACTTACTGATTTTTCTATCCAGATCAGCAAGCTGTACTTCTATTTCCTTGGCTTTGCGTAGACTCTCCTCTCGTTGGTAACGCATACCATTATACTCCATTTCTGCTAAACCTACAAGGTCTTGACAGCATAGAGAGATTATGCGTTCCTTCGAGCCAACTACTTCCTTCTGTTTCTTGTATAGTTCCAACGTAAGTCTGGTGTCCTCTAGTGCATAAGCGGAGAGGATCTCCCAAGGTACGTTATTTGTATCTATCCCCTTTTGCCAGTAATCGTACTTGACAACATCAAGCTTGGCTCCGAGTCCATACTTTGCACAGCATTCGTCAAGGCTTGGAAAGCGATGTTCCTGCCGTGAGAGGATGAACTCTGCTGTCTGACAATCCCAAATGCGTTTATGATCGAGTTTAATTCCATAACGCTTAAACCACTGGTAGTCAAACTTGAAGTTAAATCCGACAATAAGTTCTGCTTCATTGATTAGTTGCTGAAGATCTTCAAAATATTCTTCATCGTTAATACCACATCCTGAGTTACCTGCATCGGTGTACCAAGAAAAGCAAACCATGGATTGAAACTGGTCATGTACGCCACCGCCATTAAGTTTAGTGAGATCATACCCATCTTTATTTACCCCTTGGTTAATCGTTGTTTCACAGTCAAGAGTAAGTATCACTTAATGATTCCTTTGAGGAAGAGACACCCAATGGTATTACGATGTGCGTCCTCCCATCTGGCAATTCTATCGCTATAGGATAGGTTGCTTCCCTGATCAATTTCCATGTGGCATTCATAACATAATGCTGCAACCCGGAAGTCGTGAGCCTTAATTCCGGTTCCTTTTCCGTCCTTCTGTTGATTTGAGTGAGCCGCCACCACTGTCCCATCCTGCTTACCACAAGCCATACAGGGCAGTTCTCTACAAGCTTCGACAAGTTTCTTACTCCTGTAGTTCATGCAGAACACAACCAAAAATAGGTCCCGTCCAGAAATGCTGTGCCCCTTCATGATAGGGATATACTAATCCATCAATTGCAAATACATTCTCGGATACGTCATTATCTTCTCTAATTTTTGGATTATGACAATATCCCCCTAGTAATTCTAAGTCTGTACCTGCTTCCCATGAATGGGGTTTTTCCCAAAACTTACATGTTCGACATATCTTGTTCATTGTTTAAACCTTTTATCGTGTGTAAACAGTTGTCTATTTTCACCATCAAAGTGTTCGTTGGATACGAGAACTTCCAAGGCATGTTGAATAGCTGTAATACATCTATCAGACTGTGGAGGGATATGTGGTATCCAACCGTTGATTACATCCTCTAGGAACAGGACTGCTGTAGTATACTCATTATCAGATGTCTGCATAACGTGCAATATCTGCCTTTATCAGAACTTCAAATCTTCCATGCCTTAGGTTAGGTTGCATATCAATTCCATCACCGGAAAGCTTATTCTTGCAGATATGGAAGTAACGTACCAGATCAAACGCAGCTTCAGGTTTCTTACCTATACCCAATATCCAATCGGCTTCAGCTTGCTTCGCTGTCTTGGCGTTAGCGACATGTGACATTTCAAGGTAGTCAATACCTTCCGCAGTACCATCTGCCTGAGATACCCCAATGACGGGGCAATACTCTTTCGCCAAGGATCTCGCCCATGTATAGATCTCACCCAGAACCAAGTCTGTTCGATCTCCCTTAAAGCCAGTAACCTTGTCAAGTTGGTCAAACACAACGAGGCTCGGCTTTTCTTTGGCGCATACCGTTTCAACAAAGTATTTAGAGATGAGCGAAGAGTCAAAGAGTTTAATGCTCTGTCCAACTTTCGCAACATATGCCGCCTTTGCACGCTCTGGGGCGGATAGTAGGTGTTCAACGCGCGCTCCCAGTACCGCTTGATATACGCGGAGCTTAACTTTCTTGCCTCGTTCCTCATTATTGAACCAGAGAACTGGTCCTGCTCCTTTCTGGAAGGCTTGCTCTGCCATGAACGATACTTCTGACGCAAGAAACGTTGTCTTGCCTGTCTCGGGTCTTGCAAACAAGAAACCAAAGTCACCCTTTCGGAGTGATCCAAGACTCTTGTTAAGCATATTGAGCCTCCAACGAAGACCCGGTGTTTTAACGGTATCACTAAGAATATCCTCCAAATCATCTGTTACATACTCGACTACTGTTTCATCTACAGGATTTGTAAGCTTATCCACCAACGAGAGTATGTCTGTAACCTCTTTAAAGCCCTTAGAAGCGTCGTATGCAGCAGCACTGATATCTTCCAACAGCTTACGATTTTTAATTGATTCTAGGAGCTTTTCTATAGTGAAAGACTGTTCTAGTTTCTCAAGCACTGAGAAGATCTCTTGGTAAGTCTCAAATGGATTTTCTTTAGACAGTGTTATATGTTCAAGATCAGACAAAGAAATGTCTTTTTCTGAAGCACGTTGTAGTTCATCTAACACTGTTAGAATCTTTGATACTTCCAAAGACAAGAGCTTTTTATCAACATAGTTCCTGTAGTTGATGTAACACTCTTTGTTCAAGAAAGATTTAATGATGTTTAATTCATAAGACAAAGATTGTCCTTTCTTTACGAAACCTATACCTGTGCTAAACAGGTAAGGTTGAGTATCATTATAAGGTTTTGTTTTTCTTATGTAGTATTAACTACTCTATGTATTATATAGAATATTAGTTTTTGTGCTTATAGTTTCTCGGCTTATACATTTATTCTATCACAGATTTCTTGATCTGTCAACCCCTTTGGATCTATCTCTGTTGAAATCACACGACTGTTGTATCCAAGCAACTCACAAACCTTGCTTAATTTCATTGCTTCCTTGAATTTATCCCTATCCAACCAGATCAGAATCGTTTTTAAGGGGTTTGGAAGGCTCTTGAATCGTTTTAATTTCGAGATAGGTATGTGCGTACCAAACAGGGGAAACGAATTGAACTGACGATTGATCTTGATTGCTGAGATAATATCTTCAACCAAAACTACTTTATCATCACTGTTGTTTTTACGCAACAGATGGAAGGGTTTTTCACCAAAGCTCAGGGTTTTCGGTTTGCCGTAGAGTTCACCGACTCGTCTCGCCTCATAGAAAATAGGTGTGTGGGATAGGTCACGCACCATATAAATATGACGGCGGGAAGAAGGAGAATAAGAAAAGTTATCAGCAATTTCTGTCTCCGTTAGGTACTGAGCCAACCAAGTATGATTGGAACGAGGTAGATTATTTGTAAGATCGTCAGGAAGAGCGAGACTATGGGTAGCAGGAAGTTGGCTAGAGGTGACTCTAGTTCCCCGGAGAGAGTAGCCACAACCAAAGCAAAACCAACCACCATCGTCATAATGAGCCACGTTATCGCGGCTGCCGCACTTATTGCATGGACCATGTTTAAGAAATCTCCCCATTTTCATCCTTTATCATCGCGTCGATTTCTGCATCAACATCTTCAGGACACGTAAACCCAAAGTCATAAGACCTGTTCCATGAAACTTCCAAAAACCACGATCTAACAGTCTGGTACCTCGCCGCATCCTTTTCAAGCTCCGACACCTTTGCTAGTAGCACACGCACACCCTCGGCATAGCTTCCGGCGTATTTCACGTCATCAAGTAGGCGACCAATTTCGTTCAGTAGCTTTTCATCCTCAGAGGCGTAGTAATCGCGCTCCTTTTCAAGCTCCGCCACTCGTGCGCGGAGTGCGTCAACCTCTGCGGTCAGAATCGCATTGGCTTCACGCTCTGACGACAGAGTCTTTATTGCTTCAGCGCCTCTCTCAGCCAGTTCATGGTAGTGATTTTTCAGCCCTTCGAGCGCCTCGATCCTCAGCGCATTCGTGCTTTTCCATCGTGATAGTTCCTTCATTTTAACTTCCGCAACTTCTGAAACTATCGCGCTAGGCTTCATGTTTCCTCCTTCATTGCCATGTTCCCAAGTAAGCAGTACGCAAGGCACAGGACAACGAAAAATGCCCTTCCGCCTTGATCCCAATCAGCAGGGTTTGGCTTGAGTGAAACGAACGCTGCACACAAGTACACGGACATGCAGATGAAAAGCGACAGCATGATATGTTTAGCTAGCTTCATGGTTGGTTCCTGATTGCTGCTGCACACGTTCCTGCTTCAAGCCAAGACATACCATCACTTTCTAAATCTTCACAAATCTTCGCGCACCGCTCACGTTCAGCAGCAACCGCGAGGGCGGCGTACTTATTGATTGCCTCAATTTCTTCTTGCGACCATCCAATACCATCTTGATTAAATGTCGGGTGATCGTCGTATTTAAGCGGCGGCAGCGTTGGCAGGCTCATGCTTCCCCCCTTGCCGATCTTTTTAGCTTCTGCCCGAGTCTTGTAGTAGTTATCCTCGGGTAAGCCGTCGATTGTCTGCTGAATAATTCCACGTCCTACCTCAGCGGCAGCGCGAACGATGGTGCGGCGTGTAGATGCAAATTCGTCGCCCTCTGGGTCTGGAATAATTTCCATTTTCAGCCTCACCGCAAGCCGCAGTGCGTCGCCGTCGTCTATCAGTGGGTTCCACTCAATAGGGAAACCATCTTCAAGAACACATGGGAACGGTAAATGTTCGTCGTATCCGTCTGGATAAAAACGAATCCCCAAGGATTTTGCAGCCAGTTCCAACAGTTCGCGGTCAGTCATACTTCCCCCTTGTTGATGCCGTGTGCGGCTTTGCTTGCGGCTTCATAATCTTCTCTGGTCGCAAACATGCTCATGGACAAGGCAGGAGCGGCGGATTGCATTGCACACTTTCCTGTTGGGCAATTCGCCATGCCCTCTGCGCCGTGGTCAATCGCGTATTGGCATCGCCCATCGTCACGGCAGTATGCATCAGGTTGGAGTTTGCAGCATCTACAGGTCTCGTACATCTTTCATCCTCCCATAAGTACAAGCTTCAATGAACTTCTCTCGATCAAAGTTAGGGTTATCTTCTTCAAAATAGGCACAGAGATTAGAAATAAATAACGCAGCATCAAACTCATGTACCTCTGTTGCAAGATATATGAACTCAGCAAACTTCTGATAGTTAGTTCGTGTCATGTCAGTTCCTCGGGGACTCCGACTTCCTCGCCCAGCTTGCTTATCACACAGCAGCGCATGGCCGCGATCAGGGGTGTGGGGCCGGTGTAGCGAATTCCAACCGCCGCACCACGGCTGTAGTAACACGAGAAATCACCCCCATTGTCCAGCGTGTTGATCCGCTCACGCTCGATGACCGGGCCACCTTGTGCCCAGTTCGTGGAGTAACGGTGCTTGTTTCGGGCATGTTCCCACACATAGTGCACCGTATCTCCGAGTTCACACTTCGCCACCAGCCAGTCGAGCACTGGGCCTGTGGATTCAGAGACTTTAATCTTTTTCATTCCCAAACTCCTCTTTAATCCACACATCAATATCGTTAAGAAGACTCTTGAAATCCCACTCACTCATAACACTATCGGCCCCGTACCCACAGGTTGAGCAACCTCCACTACCCTCAGAAAGAGCATACTTTCCAAACAACTTCTGGTACTTATCAAGAAACTTATTAGTCTTCGTCATAATCATAATCCTCTAGCTCATTGATATCATCTGTAGTTAATAGACTGTAATTCTCAGTAACATTAATGACTTCGTGTACGAAACTGAAGCACTTATTGCACAGGTCTACGAAATCTGTCGTATCCGTATACTTACGCGTAGCTTCAAAGTCAGACAAGATTTTATCACAACTTAGACATTTCATTTCAGTTTAGCCAGTTCTTCTTGTACTTTTTTATTCCACTTTTTCTGTACAAAACTATTTAGAAACGCTCTGAACCCTGTAGAATGGATCACATACATCGATAAACCCTTAAAGAGATCGTAGTTAAACGGACCTAGATTAGCACACACCTTGATTTCTTTCTTGTGCTGTTCCCAGTCACTGTTTATGATATGTCTCTCATTACCTGTACAACAATCAAAGGCTTCTTTTAAAGACACATAATTCTTACCTTGACATAGAACCTTTATCCACGTACTCCAAAGACTCGTTACGTATGGATGCTGCAAGAAATGTCCGGGGAGAACCAACGTATTCTTATCCAACCAACTAGACCTACCAATAAACAAACTATTCTCAATGGAAGTAAGAAGCCAATAGTTACTACGGAGGTTCTCAAGAAGGTCACTATCTTCAAACATCAAAACATCGGGACTAACGACTTTCCCATCAAAACTATAAATAGTATAAGACTTATCAGTGTTGTTATAATACAACACATCATTGATAAACTCACGGCATACAAAGTAACTCGTTTGTTGTGTCAATGTCCCTTCAAGGACGTTAATCACACCAAAAGCCATCTTTAGAGGGAAGGACTGAGCTTCCTCGTTGTAATTCTGGTTAGGGTAGGAGATTAGCTGTAAAGGCGACAGCGTATTTTCCAACAGTGCTTCCTTCAAGACCGGGGGCTGAGTTGACTTCGCAGACGTAGCCTTCTTTTTTCTTTTCGTTCCAGATGATGTCAACGGCACCGAAGTCAAGCCCGAGGGCGGAGATTGCAGCGAGTCCAAGAGCTTCGAGTTTTGGTAGGCGGTCCACGTGGCGATCTGAGAGGCCGACACGTCCATAAACGTAGCCGTTAGCATGGTTCCTGATTTTTGTGTCATGTTGTTCAACTCCCTTTCGTTTCAGTTTCTCTTGAATGTCAATAACTTTGTTAAATGCTACGTGTACGCGGAACTCGAACTTCTTGGGGATGTATTGAGTATACAGAGGTGCGTCTACAAGTTCACCGACTGTCTCTGCAACTACAATGCCCTTACCTGAGTGAGAGTCAATAAGAGTACGACAGACAACAGTCTTACCCTCATCTAGCCAGTTACGAGCGTGTAGTGCATGCGTTGTATATGGCAGGGTAGACACACCAGCATCCGTAAGGATTCTCAGAGTCCATCGTTTATCGATAGCACAATTAACACTGAGAGGGCCATTGGTAACATACCCATCAAGGCCAACATCTCGACTACCCCAATTAATGACAGGTTGCGTACCCCACTTGAACTTACTACCTTCATGCTTGATAAGCTTACATCCAAGAGCCTTAGCTAGAAGCCTAGCTGATTTGCTAGTATTTTTATACGCATAGATTTTCAATGTACCCTCGAATCCACAGTATTAAAAAAGATATCAGAACAGTCAGGACAGTAAAGTTGCTGATGTTGGTGATTATATACAGAAAGAGGAGCCTCGTCTAGATCAATCCTACTATCACAGTTAAGACACTTCTTCTTGGCATACTTAACAAACTCTTCTTGAGTTAATTGTACACCATTTAATGTAGTAACTGCTACTTGTGTAGGGTCAACATCCTCATTTAGTTCATTACAAACAGTCACTGAACTACTATCAATACGATATAGTTGTTTATTACCCTCGTAATACTTAATACTACCCCTATAGAACACGTTATCCATATTTAGTTTATCGGCCTCTTTCTTAAAGAAGACTACTTCAGCTTCAGGATGGCCCAATAATACTTGGCCTGTGTACATGTAGTGTCCATTCTTCATTTTAGCCTCATCAAATAACTCGAAAAGAATTTCTTCACCTGTCCTGTAAAACTCGGAGTTAGTCCCAGTACGCGCTGTCGTTCGTGCATTGGTAGGGATGGAGTGAGTCGTGTGCGTACAGGTAGGGGCCGCCGCCCATAGAAAAACTGGAACTTCTTTAGTGTCCTCCCACTCAAAGGTATTAAGATTAAATAGTAGTTCTTTGAGAGTGTCTACTTCTCTAAGTTTTCCTTTATTCCAATCAATTCCAGCACGAGCTATCGCAGCCCACGCAAGAATAGGTTCACTACAGATAACAATATAATCTGTATCTTCCCAGATAGAAAGAGGGCGCTCTGCGTTACGGACAATGTGGAGCTTTCCATCCTTTGCATCATGCCACACACAGGCATAAGCGCCAGAAATTTCCTCAAAAGCTTTCGTACCTAACGTATTAATAGCTGAGGTAAGAGCACGACTATCACTCCACGATGTATGCTCAGAATACTTTGACCAACCAGTTCGTAGGGTTCCATTATGCACTAGAGTTACATCCCCCTCTATATGCGGGTGGGTATTCGCAATAGAAATTTCACCTACCGTAGCAGCGCGGACATGTCCAATAAGACAAGCTCCTGATGCATAGGTCTTAGCTACGTAAGCTGCCCAATCTTTGTGTTCTGTAGCCTTTGAAGCATTATCAGGATACTTAAACCATCCCGCTCTAGCTAAAGGATTCTTTAAATCAGTATAGAAGAACCCCACACTATCTCTACCACGTACTTGAGAGAAGATAGCAAGATTATCAACTAGATTTCTAAAGGTATTCGCGTTAGGAAAACCAACCTTACTCTTACTTACTACGCCAAAAATTCCACACATCAGGAATCCACCTCTTCTTCTTCTTCAAGTTGTTGATCTTCTTCCATGGGTACATCTACAAACTGCGGGATATTAAAAATCATATTGATCGGTGCCTTCTTTATTTGCATTCCTTTCTTAATATCTCCGACAAAGTGGGCGGTTAGTTTATGCTTGTTTGCCAACAAAAACTGTTTAGCCCATGCAACCTCGTCTTCCATCAACTCTTGGAGATGTCGATTATCAAACATAAATCCAAGAGGAAGAAAAATATTATCTACGAAATGAGAATAGGTAGAAAGACTATTCATACGCATGATCTGTTTACGAATCTCCAAAGGGGGTGTATTCGCAACAAACTTATATAGCTTACAAATTAACTGGAGCCATCGCGTAATCTCTTTAATATCTGTAGTTGCATGAAAATGCCTAAACTCTACAGTACCGTATCGAAGTACAGGATCCGTATTGAAAGCACAATACTTGAAGGCTGGATCATACTTCATGATGGAGGCACTATCGGGGTGAAGATCCGTCAAAGGATAACAATAACTATTTCCCTTTCGATGATCCTTCACAAGACTAAAAAACAACTGCTCAAGACAGGCATATGAAGCAACAAATGCTGTCAACTGAGGCTGAGTCAACTCACGTACATTAACGTGTACATGGATAGAACAACGGTGCCCTGTATCGGGTTTATCTGCCAGACAATTGAGAATACCCTTATATTGATCCAATGCTACGTCAATCGCGCGGCCAGACATAGGGTAAGACACCAACTCTCTGCCCATAATTTTCAGGGACGAGTCTTCAATGAATTGCCACATACAAAGTTCATATGGAATGGACTTAACCACACAAAAATTCTCAAGTTCGATTTCAATCCCAATCGGATTGGAATAGATACCAAATTTTGTTTCTACATCAGGGCTCTGCTTAAGATAGTCTATACAATACTCCTCTATAACATCTTGGTGTTCCAAAGGTTGGTACGAATGATATTCTTTCAATTTCATTGTTTAGCCTTTCGAAAAGCATCCAGAACTTCTTGCTGAATAAAAGAGAACTTGTTAGCTACTAGCGGCTTGTCACCGTCTATTTCACCCACAATTTTATTTCGATAATAAATCTCTCCGACGGGTGAGATATAAACAAGACGGGAAAGAATGCCCCCCCTGTTAAGTGCCGTACTAAGTGACACACAAGGATCAGTAACTAGATCAGGAAAGTTAGATTTTCCTGTAATACGAAGAATGGAATGACTATGATCATTTACACCAATATTAAAAGTCTTTGCTGTCTTTCGATGAATCCACAATACTCCATCACAGGTGTTATACCAGCCTGTCTTTACGTGATGATAGCATGGATGAAAGGATTCATCAACATAATTACAGAATGCTTTGTTATCAAACGTAACCCCATCTATCCTAATTCCATTGATGCCCTCATTGAGCATATGAATGTAGGAACTATATAATTTTCCATCTATACTCATGACAGTGTAGTTATCTTGGAACTTACGCCGCCATGCTGCCAGATCATACTCTTTAAGAAACAAAGCTAACTCCAAATTTTTCTTGAGCACGGAGTCCAATATATGCCAGCATATTATTATCCTTCTCATTCAAAGCTAGTTCAAGCTTGTTGATGTAAGGCAATTCGACCCCATTACTCCAAGATATGATAGCACAATGTACACGATCATAGATTTGTGTCTCAGCAGAGTGAGTATACCACCAGTTACTGGGGGTACGATACTCTAATCCATAGGGTTTGAATCGCATGGCGCCAGCCTTACCATATAACTCTCGGCGTTGGAAGTCTGGATCATGCAGACCGCACCACATCCCAACATAAAAATCTAAATATTTACACAAAGACATTTTATCTGCATTAGATAAGTCTTCGATACCAATATGGATATGCCCACCGCATGAGCGAAGGCGAGGATCTTGTGCGACAGGCTTAGTATTCATCTGCCCTGTCCACGCATTAAAGTCAGGCTCACATCCAAATACCCAAGCCCTCTCATCAGCTAGTTGATCATCAGGAAAGATGGCGGAAGAAAGAGGGCTGATCTCAAGTTTCTTCCTCTTTACTATCTTATTAGAAATTAGTTTCAAAATACTGATATTTGTAGCCCACTGATTCCTACATTCAGCAGAGGGGACATTGAACTCAAGAGCTACGTTATCTTCGAGCATCTTGTACTCAGAGTACGCTTTGTTCATAGGAATACCAGCACCCTTATTCCCACCAAATTTACCGATACTGCTAATCAAATCACCTTGCTCATTCTGAAGAAATACTTCTACATCATGACCCAACGTAAAATTCATGTCATTTACTCCACGGATTAATGTTTAACTTGTCTTTCACAAGCTTCTTTACATATTGCACTGCATCTAACCGCTCACTCATCCACTCAGGATGATACTGCACTGCTAGGGCATTGATCTTTGGGTAATATACAATTTCAGGTTCAGGATCATCGACAACAATCGATCCCTTGTCTGTCTTGCGATCACCGCCAACATTCGCCCAACCTAGGAGTTCTGCTCCTTCTTTGGGAAGGCGAAGCATTTGATGATGTAGCGAGTTACAAACGAAACTGTCTCCAGTAGAAGTACGGATAGGATGATTCCTACCAGCATGACCATCCACATGTTGAAAAAGAGAGCCACCAGCAAAAACATTGAGCAACTGAGCACCCCTGCAAATAGCAAGGATTGGGGTGTTTCGTTCAACTGCTTTCTCAAGCATAGTCCATTCATATTGATCCCTCAAAGAAAGTGCATAAGAAGAAGTAAAGATAGCCTTCTCCCCATACAAACACGTACCTATATCTTCACCACCATATAGAACTAGCATATCCCCGGTAAACTCCTCGGGACGATAGATTACTTCCTCATTAGGGAAGAATCGTTCGTTATACTGACTCGACTGCACTTTCATATTTATCCAAGAGTTTTGTGCCAATCATGTCATAAGACGTATGGGTAGCACATTCTTCATACCCAGTAAGGAACGTACAATTACAGAAAAGATCTTCTTTGTAAGACAAACGATGCAAGAAGGAGCCATCACTTTGCCCAAACCGACAGGCAACGAAGTCACCGACCGTTTGAATGGAAAGGTCTGTTGGAGGATCACACGGACAATCTTCTGTATTACCATACCAGAATTTATACAACTGACCAATGTACAATGCTTGCTGAACAGAACAGGAAGGATGTGAGAATCGCTTGAACACAGTCATATCAAGATCGTAGGCATAATAATAACTTGCAGGCCATTCGGGATAATCCAGAATTTCTAGGTTTTCGATAGTAAATCCTACCAACACAGCAAATTTATCCACAACTGACGTATCCTCACCCCCACGGATACCCATTACCCATGATACAGAAGTAATATCAGTATCACGGAAGTTAGAACTAAGCTCAGAAAGACAAGGACTCCAGTGCCTATAGCTGCTACCTACCTCAAATTTGAACTTACCCCGCTGTTCAGGATGGAAGATCAAATTGTACGTATAGGACATGGTTACCCCTTGTTATTACGCAGAGTGTTAATCAACTCTTTATATTCGGAGTCCGACAATGCTTCCCCACTAACCAACTTAGGCACACCACGTTCCAATCGGAACACGGAATGATTGTAACCAACGCCTGAGAATACATCTACAACATCAGTACGACGCTTGATAAGAAGACTCATTCTGTTTCCTTTGAATTAAAACTTTGCTTTTGTGCCGTCATTGAATACGACAAAATCAGACAACTGCTCACCATTACGAGTGATGCCCTTCTTATGTTTCCCACCCAACTGCTCGATGATATAGAACTTAACTGCACGCTTCTCACGCCTACTCTTTGCTTGTGCTTCTATCTCCGCACGAGCAGCGGCATAACGAACAGATGCATGCAGACTGCTATCACTTATAATTGAATGCGCAGCGCTCATTACACGTCCCCTTTCATTGTAAACTTCTGATACTCCTTGCACAAACCAATTGCAATATCATCAGCATTGCGCTGACCATGTACACTCCAATCATAATCAACTTCAATATGATTGTTCTTTGTGTTCAAAATAAAGATATGACCCTCTCCATGATCACATCCAGACACTTTAGCAATACCTTTAAGAGTTCCTTCTTTGCCTATACTTTCAATCTGAGCCGTCACCGACTCAAACTTTACATCAATCTCAACAGGGTTTGTTGTTTGAATAACATAGTTCTCTGTTGAAACAAGAATTACAGCAGCAACCAACAGATTCATTTAATGACTCCCCGAAAAATAAAATGCAATGGTCTGTTCTTTCATCTAAAGCGCCTTATTAATGTGAAGTGGAAAGCCGTAGAATTAGCCCCAAAATGAGGAAAACCCACCACACTGATAGCCCAAGAAGGAGTGATTGCGTAACTATACGATCCCCCCACCAACGGGAGTACGGTATGCCCTTTGTAACCATCGACAACGCCACCAACCACGCCAAGACTCCCGAAACTGTAATGTAAAGTAGCATAATGACTTGGCTCCCATTTAGAATTACGATACATACCCACAGCTACAGTTAGAGAATCTTTCTGACACCCGATACCCTGTCCATATGTTAGGTCATTGTAACCTGTAAATGTGTGGATAGTTGCGAGATGTGTGATTAGAACTAGTTCGCATAACATGGTGTACTCCTAGGTTTGATACTCTTCATCATCCAAGTTGGAGGGAACACAAAATACACCTTTCAGATACACACACTCAGTCTGATTTAGAGGGATATCTAAATCGGTTTTGAAACGCAGGTCTTGAAAAGCCATTTCCTTTGTCGGACCCATTCCAAACAATATACTTGATACACCACGTATACATATAAACATACCATTCTCCTAGGTCTAGTTTCTAACAGTGTTAGACAATGAGGACTCAAGAATCTCTCGCAGGTGTTGTTCTTGTGCTTTTTTCGCAGCATCCCTCGCAGCCCACGCATCAGCACTCTCATCCCACCACGCAGCCCCCACAGCCAACGCAGACCTCGCAGCCCTCGCGGCATCACTCGCAGCAGCCCTCGCGGCAGCACTCGCATCCCTCGCAGCCAACTCAGCCCTCGCGGCAGCACTCGCAGCGCCCGCAGCACTCGCAGCCCACGCAGCATCACTCTCAACCCACGCAGCATCCCTCGCAGCCAACGCATCAGTACGCGCAGCAGACAATTCCTCATCTGTCGCTAGCCCAACCGCATGCGCTTCGGCTATATCAATCGCTGCCAGAATACGTGCATCGGTCAGCAGATGCTGACCTTGTCGCGCGCACCAAACAGCGTAAAGCCGCCACATTGCACCATGCTCCGGCACTGATCGCAGGCACCACAAAGTGTCAGCAAGGCCGTTTGAATCAAGGATCGTGACAAGCGCCAGCGGTTCATCATCCGCCGATGTTTTTCCGAGATTGGACAACAACTTTTTCCACCCAGTTTCGCATGGGCTGTGCTTGCGAATCCGCTTCAGTGTTGTGTAAATCATGATTGTCCTTAGATCGCGTATCCAGAATCGAGATAGTGATCATCATTGTCGATCACCGACTCACCCAACAATTCAGCCCATGTGCAGACCATCGTTGTTGGTTCTTGCACTGCAACATAACGAGGGATAGCAAGATCCTCGTAATAATCATACCTTACATTTAAATGAGGCACACCAAGATTACACATTTTTATTCTCCTCTTTTTGTTCAATAACATGATCTTCAAGCCAATTGATGAAAGGAAACCATTCACCAAACGAGGCACGGAATGCCTTTCCATCCTTGCTGTAACGCACAAAAATAGTTGAATCATCCAAAATCTCTACATCCATACGTGTAATCATAATTACTCCATAATAAGAAAAGAAGCAGCGATAATACCAAACAAGGCACAACCCGCATACCTTGATACCCAATGTGCATCATGCAGATCACAAAGATGTGACCAATAAGCAACACAAAACACCACCGAACACATAACAATGAATTCGCGCATCACTAATCCCTTTCATTTAAGTGTTTAGAGCTTCTCGTTCGTCATACTCGCTTCTGCGCTGCGCATCTAACCAACCGGCTTGCCATGCTCCTTTTTTTTCTGGGGAAAAGAAAACAGGTACATTTTCATATGCAAATCCAGAATGATAAGCTTCAAGCCCATCTTGAAAAGCAGCTTTAATTGTGTACATCATTCCTCCTCAGGTTGGTTCATCTCAATTCCTTCTAACACTGTTAGAAATACAGGACTGTTGTATATATACAACATCCCACCCAAGACTCTATTATACTACATGTAACTCCCTATGTCAATAAAATAGCAGTAGGGTTTTGTCTATTTAGGATTCCAATGGATTTCCAATAGGTGTGGGGCGCGGCTGTTTTGTTCACCGACCATTTTCTTTATCCTTGGTTGGATTGTTTATTACCAAATGTTCACCGACTTTCTGTTCACCGACTGTCACCGACCCAAAAAAAAGGACGAAAAAAAACCCGCAAGCCTTTCGGCCTACGGGTTCATGTGCCCCCTTTCGGGGGCTATCTAACACTGTTAGACTGTTTCGGGTTCAAGCAACGGTGCGGCATGTGTCTTGTTCTGCACTGCCGCAACACTCGGGGACACATCAGGCGATGCAACGAGATCGGGAACCACGCTTGCAGGATTGTGTGCCAAAAGAAGTTTCTTCAATGCAAAGAAAACATCCGTGGCAAGCTTCATTTCCCCCGCTGGAACCTTTGCGGGGTCCATCTTCTGTACGTATACAATAAGGTCCGTAATCTTGGAATAGATCGTACTCGTGGCCCGTGTTCCGCGCTTGCCGTGTTTCTCCCCATACTCGGCAGCCGCATCCGGGTCCGATTCCAGCAACTCCGCCATAACCCGGTCATGATGGTATTCGCACATTCTGCTGAACACCACGCTCGCGATTGTCGAAGCTTGTTTCCGGGCGTATGCGGCCTGTCCACGGAAATCCCTCGCATCATCGTCCTTGCTTTGAGCATCGGCCGCTTGCGCCTGTGCCGTAAACTTGAGCGCACGTTTCCATTGCCCGGACTGCATCTGTAACAACTTGTGCACGTCCTTTGCCGCTTCAGACTTCCGGTCCTCGAAACAGGCTCCGAACCCCGCCCATTCATATGTGGACAGAATTCGCTCTGCCTTCACCCACCGATTGAAGGCGGATTCCGTTCCCTGAACGGCAGCAGTAAGATACTTCAAATCATCGGTCCCGATTTGAACGCTGTGATCCTTTCCCAGTTCGATGAACGTGGGACGATTTTCTGCGGCCCGTTGTTCCATCGTCTCAAGATCTTCCGGCGTGTGAATCGCTGCGGCTTTAATATCCGCCTTCGCAAATGCGCCAGCACCAATAATTTCGGTCATTTCAATCCCCCATGCGCACAAGGCGCGTACTTGAAGCACCATTGCTTCAATAACTACATAATACTCTAAATAGCTGTCTATGTCAACTATTTAGGGTACGCCCTCTCACGAGGGCTATCTAACAATGTTAGATGAGTCGACCACCCTTGTAGTCATTGATGAGTGTTTCGGCAGTGCCCAATAAAAAACAGTATTGGTCACATTTGTCCATGTCCACGCGAAGCGCGAGATGCGCCTTAATTTCGGACAGGTACATCTTGTCAATGCTTTGCACGTCCTGCGCCACATCTCGGGCCAGAGAAGCACACAAGGCGCGGATGTCGGCAACCGTGAAGTTGTTAGGGATGCAATACCCTTGGCGGAATTTGTCTATCCGCAGAAGGGATGTCACAGCCTTTGCTGCACGAATGCGAGCATGGTGTGGCAAAAACGTGTCGTCGACCATCTGCACTAACACGGCAATCATCTCAAGCTGATTCATAACAACCCCCTATAAGTTTGGTTAATGGAACAGTGTGTCCCACTCAGACTACCCGCGTACACGGATAGTCTAAGGGTGAAACACTACACTTCAGGGAACAAGGCAGACATGCGGCTGTTTTCTTGCTCGGTGTCGAATTCCAATTGCTTCAGCCTTGCCTTTTCTTGCTTGCATTCCTGCACGCTGCCTACGTACTGGACAGCGAAATTACCGTTCAAGTAGTTGCGATACGTAGCTCGGACTATTTCCAGTCCTCGGGCCGAATCTACTACCATGTGAGTGTCTGCCATTTCGATCCCCTATTAAGTGTTTAACTTCAGGTCTGTCCATGTACGTAGAATAGCACAGTCAGGAAACAGTGCAATACTGTGTGCCTATACAGTGTAGCAGATACGCAACAAGTCGGGCTTGTCTAACAGTGTTAGATAGGGCAGCCATGCTGCCGCTCGCCTAGACTCACCGCGTACCCGTATACGCAAGAGGGATATAAAGAAGGAAAGGCTAGCCCTGTCAGAATCGCCTAAGGTGTTGATTTTACAGTGCAGTGCAATAAAAC